GCGAGCGAGAATAATGACTCTCGTTCACGATGAGTTAGTGGTCTCTGTGCATCGGGACGATGTACTAAAAGCTAAAGAATATCTATACGAGTTGATGATTGATGGCGAAGGCATCTTTGACAATGTGGTTATTGATTCCTCAATGGCGATGGGACGCAATTACTTAGCCTTTAACGCTGAAAAGAACCCCAAAGGGTTAGTCGAGCTGATGGAGATGGACAAAGAGTTACCTTGTATAGAGAAGTCAAGGTGGGGTCAAAAGGCCACAGAGGATGAAGTCGGCCTGATTCTTGATTATATGTTTTCTTAACTGTACAATATGTTTGTCGGTAAGTGTGGAAACGAACCGACAAACAATGTAAACACACAAAAAAGGCAATTTGCTAGTCAGTAGGGTTCGTGTTTAGCCCCTTTTCCACCTGACTTATGCAAGTTGCCTTTTTTGTTCTTGAGATTAAAACGATGAAAGACTTAGTATTAAACCAAGTGACGATGACAAGTCGTGAGATTGCTGATTTAACAGGTAAGCGTCAGACTAATAAGATAACTTATGTCCTCAAAAAGAAAGGTACCAACATGGTAAAAATTGGGCGAACCAAGAATTTAGCAGGCAGGTTACGTGTATTACGCACAATGAGTGGTTGTGAACTTGAGATTATTTTCACTTATGCGGGGGATATAGAGTTGTTTCTACATACTAAATTTGCACACCTTAGAAAAATAGGTGAATGGTTTGAGGACACAAATAAGGATATAGAAGGTTTTTTAAGTAAAGATGTTAACAAACTAACTTTTTTGAATATTGAAAACTCAACCCAAAAGGTAAAATTAAACGTGGAAAACATTGTGGCTACCCTCGACAATAAATTTTTCAAGTTGGAGGAGCAGCAACAGAAAACTCAACCTACCTTACTAGATACTGCTCGTAATACTTTTGATAACTTTCTGTATTTTGCCAAGATGTTTGGTCTTGAGGGTAATGAAGCTCTCTTATCAGCTGATAAAGCAACAGAGAGACATACAGGTTTCTCACCTATGAGATTCATGCAGATTGAACTCAAGAAAGAGGAATAGGTAAGAAGCATTCTGATGGCACTCCGATTACCCAGTTAAAATGGTTATCAACCATTATCCCTCACCTTTCCTAAGACTCTGCTATAATAAACCCCAATACCAATGCCATTGGGGTCGCCAACACCATGTCCTTTACTAACTTTTCTAAAACACTAATGCTCACAGCCTTACTACAACAGACAGCAAGACAAACTGACGGCAAGCATAAGGTTGTTATCGCTAAAGATGGTGTTATTAACAACCTAGCGGCTCCTAAGTATGTCACACTTCAAGTCTATGGGCATAACCCTCCCGTCATTACCAATGCCGAGCCAATCCAGTGGACAGCGACAACCTCTTGGCCAGACATAAACGAAGTATATGTGGTCAATGAGTCAACAGGGAAGGAGATACTCTTTAAAGGTCAAGTGACGAATTACCCGATGCCAATAGGCGCGGTGTTCCTAATCCCTTCAAACGCATGGGAGGCAAGCCTTGTTGAATAGTATTGCCCATAGTCTCGTTAGACTAAACCCCATTCAAAATATCAGTCTTGATTATTTTGACGTTGAAACAGAATATCAAAACCCTAGAGCTAATATAAGCTTTGAGGGTTCTTACGTTTATGCTACCCCCATTACAGGATTTAGGAAGAACCTAACAGACCTACGGGTTTTTGACGTTACTATCCCTGTGATGCGTTACTACTTTGGGAGCCAAGGGCAGCTTTTGGTGGATTATGAGCGAGCAACTAACTTAGCTTGGCTTGAGTGGATGTACAATATTCATAAATTGGTGAAGCCCTTTTTATTCAATCACCCCATCTATGGGGGCTTAAAGGTTAGATTTGCTGAGCCTCTTAAGATACCTAAAGGAATTAAGGGTGGACAAGCGGCTTTAGAATCGGTCGGGCTTAAGCTGATAGAGGTTAGAGAAGATTATAATTTACCTCGGTTAGGGCCTTTATTCGCCCTATTCATGGGGGGTTCCTATTGGGACGGTGAGTTGAAGAATACTTTCAATTACCCTTACCATTTAGTCAGCACCGAGTATGAGGCTGAGGATACGGTTATTGCGTTAGGAGGTAATTACCAATACACGGTAAGAGGTTCTAAGCCAGAAGAAAGGGTATTTACCTTATACTTTGAAGGCTTGCGGTACTCAGTTGCTTCCAATGGATTGATTATCGGTAATGTTAGTGATGATGACCAACTCTCCATGCAGCACCTAGAGAACTTCTATTACTACTACCGCCTAGATACCCCTTTTTATTACAATCACCCCACTTATGGTCGCTTAAAGGTACGATTCAAGGAACCCCTTAAGATTCCGAAGTTACGAGTTAACGGTAACGGCTGGACTGAAAATTTTACTATCACTTTAGTTGAGGTTATCGAAGATGCTCAACGCTACGTCTGATACTATACATCAAGAAGAAGCAACTCGACTTGCGCCAGAACCGTATGTGGAGCTGTTTAAATTTATCTATGATTACCTCCAACCAGACCAATTCATTGCTTTCACTAACCACCCGACAATCACTTGGCAGGGAGTTACTTACGAGAATTTCCCTCACCAGTTTAGTGGGTATAACATCCAATCAACAGGTGAGCAGAGCCGTCCTAAATTACAAGTAGCTAACCCTAATGGTTTATTCTCTAGCTTATTAGTGAACGGCACCTTACGCCAAGCGCAATTAGTTCGCTACCTCGTGTTAAGGTCTGACCTATTAGCTGATGAAAATCGTTACTTGAGAAATAAATGGCTAATGGCCAAAGTGATGAACTTAACCAAAGATAGTGTTACTCTTGAGCTGAGAAGTGTGTTAGATGGGGTTCGATATACCCTCCCTGCTCGTCAGTATATTTCCCCTGACTTCCCTGTCACCAGTATGGGTTAGCTATGTTACTAGAATTATTAAATAGACCTTACCAAGATGGTAAACACGATTGTTATGGCTTAGCGCGTGAGTATTATAAACGCGAGTACGGGTTACAACTCCGTAACTACGCCAGACCCATTGGTTTTGACCATGAAGGGTTAGACTTGCTTAAAGACAACTTTTCTAAAGAAGGGTTCAGAGTTGTTCCTGTTTCGGGTATTTCCGCATTAGAGAAAGGCGATGGTTTATTGTTTTCCATCTTAGGGAGTAAGACCGTTAACCATGTTGGGGTTTATATCGGCTCAGGGTACTTTATCCATCACCTCTATGATAAGATGTCTAAGTGTGAGAGCCTAGACCAACGGTGGTACCAGAGGGTCTCCCTTGTCGTTCGACACCCTGATATTATAAGTCTTAATGTTAGCCGAATTGGGAAGGTAAGCCTATTAGATCTACTGCCGCCCCATTTACGTTTGAAGGTGCAACAGAATGCAAGCAGTTCTCAATAAGCTTTTAGAGTATTGGCACCCAGCCTTAGAACGCTGTGGTTTTATTACGGCTGACAACACTATCTTAGAGAAAGAGAACCTTCACCAAGACCCTCGTAATCACTTCGCATTAGAGGATATTCCCGAAGGTTCTGTTGCCTTATGGCACACACACCCTTCGGGTTGCAGTAACCTCTCAATGGACGACTACCACTTATTTAAGAGTTTACCGAGCTTGATACACATTATTGTGGGTCAACAGGAAGTTGCTTACTACTACGTTGATGAAGATGGGGCTGTCTTACGAGGAGAGGACGATGCAAGTTGATATTTTCCTGACAGGTTATTTAGCCAAGTTTGTAAAGCAACAACCTGTTCAAGTTGAAGCTTTCAACAACCGAGACGCTTTAGAGAAGCTCCAGAACTACTTACCCAAAGGGGTTCGACACCTAGTTAAAATCAAAGAACTTGGGTGTCCAGACGATTTAGAGGAACTTAAGGAAACGCTGACAATAAGCCCTCTATTTGAAGGCTCTGGGGGTGGATCTAAGCGATCGTCAGGCATTCAAATTGGTATTGGTATTTTATTAATTGCTTTTGCGGTTGTCACAGGTGGTGGGGCCACGCCTCTAATCAGTGCAGGGTTAAAGCAATTCTTAATTGGTGTGGGAGCTAACTTAATCATTGGTGGTGCTTTACAGCTCCTCCAAAAGTCTCCTAAAGCAGACCCAACTCAAGGGGATAAGAGAAGCCGTTTTATTAACGGGGATAAAAACACGGTTCGGGAGGGGACACCAATCCCCTTGATTTATGGCCGACAAAAGGTTTACCCTCACATCTTATCATTTAACATTGACTCTACCGACTACAATCCTGACCTTGAGTGATAAAAATGAAGAAACAACTATTGATCGGCTCTGGAGGTAAGAAGCCAGCTACCCCTACCATCACCAATGATAATCTTTTCTCTAAAGATAAAGTAGAGTTACTCTTGGGCGTGGGGGAAGGGCCGATACTGGGTTTAGAAGATGGTTTAAAGAGTTTCTTCGCAGGGGACGTACCTTTAAACGACAAAGATGGTCAACCGATTATCAAAGATTTAGTTGCTACCCCTTATCAGGGTAGTTCAACTCCTCAAGTGATTAATTTTGCATTAGGTGGGGAATCTGCCAACACTACCGTTGGCGTTAATATCCTCCAAAAGTCTCCTGTTGTTCGTTACACACCTGAAAACTTTCGGGGGAAGATTAATAAATTAGATATTCGTTTAAACATCGCTCAACTTTTTAAAGAAGAAGCCAATGGGGACGTTCTAAATAACACAGCCGAGTTCCGTATCGAGTATAAAACTGCTAGAGGCACTGACCCTTGGATTGTTTTAGATTTTACTAATGCTACCCCTAATGGGCCTAATCCTTTCCCCAACTTAAGCGGTATAACTTTTCAAGTCGCTACCCATACCGACAGTAAAAACAAGTACCAATTAATAGGCAAAACGGGTTCAGGTTTTGTTATCGACTTTAGGGTCACTGTTGCCCCTATTACCGATGACGACTACATTATCAGAGTCACTAAGTTTAACCCTGATACAGACAACAGCGTTAACTTGAAGGTGGCTTGTGATATTATCTTTGATAGTTTCCAAACTATTTACCAAACTTCTCGCAGTTTCACTAATACAGCCTTAATGCACGTCACAGGCCGAGCTAATGACCAATTCAGTGATATTCCTGACTTCTATGGCATTTACAAAGGCTTAGTCACTAAAGTACCGAGTAACAGGGTCGAGAACGCTGTCGGATCTGCTTGCTACCCTACAACATGGAACGGGGTGTTAACCCCTGCTTGGCATAGTAACCCTGCTTGGGTCTTGTATGACTTATTAGATAACCCTCGCTATGGAATGCGTAGATATGCCCCAACTTTAAATATCTACACTCAGGACTTCTACGAGGCTGGAGTTTATTGTGATAATGGGGTTGGTAATTACTTCGGTACAGGTGATGAAAAACGCTACACCATGAACATCACCTTAGCCGAAAACCAAAACGGGTGGGAAACTTTACAGAATTTAGCAGGGGCTTTTGACGCTGTTCTTTACGATGACGGTGAGGGAAATGTGCGGTTGAAAGTAGATAAGTGGGTCGAACCTCGTGTGTTGTTTACACCTGAAACGGTAACTATTGAGGGTATTAATTACAGCTTTACCGACATTAACACCCAATATAACAGCATCACCGTGAGCTTCACCAATCCCGAACGAGGCTGGCAAGAAACTCGTTTGAAGGTAAAAAATGACACCTTCATAGATTTAAATGGTGAGATACCTTTAGACTTTGTGGCTGTTGGTTGTACCAGTGAGAGTGAGGCTTTAAGACGCGCTCAGGCTCGCTTGTTAACTGCCACTCAAGAGAAAATAATTGTGGCTTGTACCACAACCCGATTAGGGTTAATCCTAGACCCTTTAGAGATTGTTTATGTAGCAGATCCGCTAATGGGATGGGGTACAACAGGTCGTATTAGCGGATCTGCTA